CAGGTGATAAGAGCGCATTGTTTGAGACGCACCGCTCGCAACATTAGCGGATTGTTGCTCTTTTGTCCTAATCGTTTCGTAGATTAATACTTCAATGCCGTTGCTTTCAGACCAATCTAGCAACTTTCTCGCCGCCGCTTTTGTGTTATCCGCTAATTTATTTACATTTGCTAAACTTCTACTATAATAATAACTTGTCATTATACTTCATCCTCTACGTTTTTATTTTTATTCAATACTAAATCGCTATCGCTCGCGGTAGGAGTCGTTGGGTCATTTACTACACCTAACACACCTAATAACAGGAATACACTGTTAATCATATCTAGCGCTTCTTTGTTGATTGTGTCGGCAGGAATTGTTACGCCGAACCACCCAAGTACTTGCTGTACTAGTACCAGAATTAGCGGGATAACTGACACCCAGAACACTTTCGATTTCATTCTCACTTTCCAGTTAATTTTCATTATTTTTCCTCCTTCTCATTTTTCGCTATATACTTCCAAATTGCTTTATCCTCCCGCTTCAATAAAGCGATTTCTTTATCATGATCGTTTTGCTTCTCTCTTAAGCTGATGCGGTCTTTTTTGCTTTCTGACATTTCTTCTCTCAGACTATTTAATGTAATGTCAAGCGAATCAATCATGTTTCTCAAAGGTGCGACTAGCGCCCACCTAATCACAAAACCCACAATAGCGGCTATTAGGCTGATTAACGCTATTAACTCGCCTACGCTCATCCCTGCTATTGATATACTCCCCAGTGCCAATTTTCATCATCCCATCTGTTTTTGACATAAAAAAAGCCTATTCGGCTTCAATCTAAAATATAAAATAATTGATTTAACGCGAAATACGTAATACTTGTATCCGCAGGTATAAATCCCATCGCGTTACTAGATGATGCATGCACTCGGCCGCCGCTTGACTTGTTTGTCGGTGCATAAGCCATCGCTGTTTTTGTTGTTTGAACTTCAAAAGGAACAGACGCAAAAGCGTTATTTGTAGAGGTCCATGCGGTTGATTTTTGTACTTGTCCTCTGAAAAAGGCGATTCTAATACCGAAGATGCAAATAATTCTAAATTGAGGAGTATTCCCTTCCGCTGTTGAATATCCAGAGTTTAATATTAAATCTTGCCATGGTGTTGTATAAAACGAATCTGCATCAATAGAAAGCTTAATGTTTCCACTCTCATTAAACTGTAGAGATTTCCCGGTCAAAATAGAGCTTCCTAAACTACTCTCTCCATTTGCATCAATTAGTTTTTGAGCTACTTTATATCCTCCCAACGTGCTTGTGATGCTCTCTAAAACTGTTGAGCCGATACCTGTAGGCAAATAGGAAGTTGAATTGAACCCGTCATCGTTCATTTTCACAACACCTGTGTATAGGTTATCATCACTATCTTTGTAATTTATATTATGAATAAATTCAGTACCTGTGATACTTCCGCTTTTGACGTCTCCGAGTTCTGCCGTAATAGCTGAAAGTTTGCCTATCCTTAGAGCATTATAATCCAAGGGCAACTCTTCCCAACTTTCTCCATTGAAAGAGAAAACACCGATTATCGTTTTAGTGATTTCATCTATTTTAAACCAAGTATCTCCTTTTAGCGTTAGCGGATTACTTGGCTGTGTTTTATCAAAGACTGGTTTATGATTAGTACTTGATTCTACTAATGCGTTATTAGCAGTCGTTATCGCTTCATCTATTTTTTGACTAGTTTCCGGGTCAGCCTCTTTGATATTCAATGTTTGACTGACCCATTTTTCTCCATCCCATCTTCGTAGCACATTGGGTGAGGCACTACTATCCATCCACAATAAGTCGGTGGTTGGGTTTAACGGCGCTTCACCAGCTACTATTGCATCATTAATATCCGTTAGTGTTATTTCTGCAGCTGCTCTAATTGTCATCATCCATCATCCTTTCTTCGGGCATAACATAAATTCGGTTATATCTTTTACCTCCATCACCTTGCCCTAAATTTAATTGCATCATTCGCTTGCCATTTGCATCAAGAAATGGATACGCCCCTTCGCATTCGTTAGTTGAACCTTGTGCAGAATAGTATTTTTTTTGAAAAACATGATGATAAACTAAACTATTATTAATCATATCCCAACACCAAACTTGATTTTTATCAGTGCCTGTAAAACTCCCTCCGGCTGACAAATACGCATATGGAAACATTACATGCATTCCTTGCAGCGTATACAAAGTAGTTGTAAATCCACAATCTCTTGTCCTAAATGTATATAAAGGAGCTATTTTCCCGGCAAATAAATCAGACTTTTTAAAAACATTAATACTTAAATTAGAAACGCCTGGACTCATAACTACATGGTCGCTTGTTTTGTCGTATGTTACTCGGAAACCGTCAGGTGCTTCAAGTTTAAATGCCATCGACTCATCGTAAAACTGTTCTTTTAAAGGGACATATTTAAACATTGCTATCGCCTTCTCTGCCAGAGGCAATGGTGTTACATAATAAGACCAGATGTGCGCCTCACCAGACGAAGTATCCACACCAAACATAGTCCCATGTCCTCCGCCGAGAACCCACATCATATCGACGAAAGTACCATCAAGTGTAGTTCTATAAATATTGTATGATTGTTGTCCACCGACTTTACTTTTTTTACTTCCATAATATTCTTGCGACCAGTATATATAACCATTTTCCACGTCTATTTGCGCACATTGCATAACCGATAAATTTACTTCTATCCCAGCAGGGAATTCGCGTGGAAGTTCAGCATACATATAACTTTCTTCTTCATTAATCATTAATATACTAGCTTCACTTCCTTGATTGACCGAACATCTAATAGTGGCATTGATAAAAACGTCTTCTCCAGAGATATTAACAACATTACCTACGCCTATCTGTGCGTCTTCCCAAACCAAGTCGTGTGTACCGTCGTTGTTTATCTTCTCCCAAATAAAATCACCACGCTCAATACTATTCGTTATGTTTGTTTTCCCATCGTAAACTCTTGCAATAAGTTGTGTAGTGCCAGCGTTATTTTTAAAAGTAGAACCACTAGTGCTAAATAATTCTACTTTCCACGTCTTCGTTTCTTCTATTTGTTTTTTAGCTTCTTCAATTTGCGCTTGAAGTTCCCAAATAGCCAGTGGTGTGACGTTTTCCAATTCGATATAATCACCAAGAACAACCTTGTTTTTAGACGGATCACTAAAAGAAGTTGTCTTTTCTATGATTCTTGCAGATAAAGTTATATCCATATCCAAATCGACTACTCTCACTGTGTCTCCAAGTGTGACTTGGTGTGGCTCATATCCTAACATCTCTGCTAGTAATATCACGTCTACCTCATATGTGGATAAAGGATGATTAACTTTTTCAAGCTCTAGTAGCGCCCAATCTTTTAAAGCTTGCGCGTTTGTTATTGTATCTTTTGTTATGACCCCTTTTAAATATTCTCTGCCATCGTTATACAGCCAGTTCGCTTCATCATCATAAATATAATTTAAACCATTATTCACTGATTTAATTGTTAAACTGTCTTTACCAACCGGGATAAGAGCAGTGTACATCGTTTTATCAGTTGTAATTCGTTTAAGACCTTGAATGTCTCTTGCGTACTCAAATCGTTTCGCAGTATTGTTGCCTCGCTCTTCAACTAAATCAAATTTATAATTAATGATTTGACCGCCAAAGCTCTCCACGTAAGCATCAATTTCTGCTTTATATTCTGCAATAACTTGTTGTAATCCAGCTTGAGCCGTTATATTGTCTGCAAATTCAATAGTACGTATTTGTCCAACAAATTCTCTCTTACCAATTGACCATCCTGTCTGTTGCAAAATATATTCAAGCGCCATATCAGCTCTTATATCAGTCAGTAATTTATTTGATATAATAGTTGCATTTAAATCATAAATAAATGCATTTTCTGCTGTTGCTTTGATGTATCGTCCTTGCATATTTAACCCGTTTTCAGATTCATAAATACGAAATAATCGTAACTTAGCTTGTTCGTCTTCAAACAAAATATAATTACCTTCGTGAATATGTTCAGCCATTTCATGTTCTGCGGGGATGGTAACAGTGTATGTGTCATCAAAGTTTTCAAGCTTCTCATTTCTCTCATCATCCCAAAAAGGACACGAAAAAGGCATGTCATTAGATAACACGCCTACAGTTGTTCTTTGTCTATTTAGAATTGTTAACATTCTATACCTCTCCTAATATGTCGTCGGTCTGTATTCTATGGACCACTCCGCTCCTTCGCTGAAAGCCACTGGAGTTTGATAGCCACCAAAAAACGAAGGAAATGAACTTCCAATTGCTAAATTTTCCATGAACACTGAACCGTTTTTCATTATGATCCCAGCTTCACAATCAATCATAATCTCATCACCTTTATGGATAATAACCTCTGGATTATTTTTAACATCTGCTTCTGGATTAACTTTTTGTACAACCAAGTCGCAAAAAACAACATCATTGTCTTTGTAAGTTTGATTATTAAAATCTTCTGGAATATCCATTTTGGCCATGTAAATTCCGATGCCTGCTAACTTAGTAGCAAATTTGTTATTTGAGTCTTTCCATTTGTAGGTTCGTTTCCAAGCTTGACTACCTTTATCGTTCAATTTAACTATTTCCGCAATAAACAACTGTCCACGCTTTTCAATAGATAGATTAAAGTACGCATCTGAAAATTCATTATAGTTATTTCCGACTTCATACGTTGTGTTTATTGTTTTCCAAACTTGCTTAGTCTTTGTTTTACCTTTTTCTGTATACTTCACTGTTTGTTGTACTTTTTTTGAATAAACCACTTTCGTATTCTTTTTCTTAACTACTTTCCCCTCAGTTGCAGCAAAAAGGTATCTATCTTTCGTTGTTCTCCCAATCTCTAGTCCCAAATTCATAGCTCTCCCATTTTGGGCATCTTTAATCATAAATTTACCAATGCGTTTGCTATCTTTGTCTAACAAATACAATTCTATTTTTGTTCTAGCGCGTGGGTATTTTTGAGTAATATTTGCCAATCGAGCGGTGACTTTCCAATTGTCTAATTCTGACGTCAACATTCGTTTCATTACAGGACCTCTCCATGATTTGTAAGGCGCGGTTTCTGTTTTTTCACCATAGGAATTTACACGAATGGTGTTTATAGTTTGTTTAAATGAACTTGTTTTCGCAGGCTTACCATTTTCTAGCTCCCAAGTAATATTACTTTGCCCAATACCATCCCACAAAGTCATGTCATTTGCTCTATCGGACAACACGTTCTCATACATTTTCACAGCTGTTTGTCCTGTATCGGGGTCAATATCAGCCCCTAGAAATATATAATCATCATCTGTTGCAAATGATAGACTAGTTAAATCGTCGGTTGCTATCGCATGAATAATTGGACTTGTTAATTGTGAACCCGCCACCTCGATTATAGCCGGGCTTTCTGGTAAACTAATTTCTTGTTGTTCTCCATACCCACGTGGATCACTACATATAAATGTAATGGTTGTTGTATAATTATCTGTCTGTAATTCTGTTAACTCTGCCATTTGGGCAAAATGACCGTAATAAATCCATTCTGGTTCATCATCAAAGATTATTTCGCTTTCAAAACTATTAGTTTGGATGATTAAGTTATTAAGATCGTGTGCTATTTCTACTCGTTCAGTTTCCGATTTCCCCATAAGCGTAATATTAATGTCAAAGCTTCTAGTACCGACGGAATTCCCAAAAAAGTACCCACCAATTTTGGCAGGTACTTCTTGCATATTCTCAGAGATATTGATTGCATTTCTTTTAATACTATTAACAACTGCTGGAATGTCGTTACTATGAATTCCGGCATACGTAAATCCTATTTTTGCCACGTTGTTCTAACCCCCTGTACTCGGTCTTTACGACTTATACGATTGTTCTGCGTTTTTGTAATTACAGCTTCTACCAACTTCCCAACTTTATCGACATCCAGATACACATCGCTATTTTTTTGAAGTAGTTGCATTAAAATCTGGTTCTGTTGTTGAAGCAGTAATACCATTTCAGAGTTGTCAGGACTATTGACAACAACACTTCCTCCATCGTTCATTCCAATAATTTCTTTTGTTTTTTTGATTAATTGAACTGCTCGATTTTTCCGAGTAAGCGGTATGACTACTTCTGGCTTATTGTTTTCAGCAACTTCTATCATTTCATTTTTGTTTACAAAACCACCATTAGCAAATCTACGATGTCCTCGTGGTCCCCAACCTCGTTTTCCGTAGGGAAGGTCGTTTCTCCATGATGAGTTGTTGAAGAATGCCAGTAACTGGTCATAACCAGAAAATATATTGTTATGCCCTTTCATTCTATATGCATTGAATGTCTGTGGGATATATTGAAGCAATCCTTTGGCTGGATTACCTGATAATGTATTAACATCCACAACAGCAGATGACTGAGTTATTTTTTCATTCCCGCCAGATTCACGATGAATTTGTGCAATAATGCCTTTTAATTCACTACCGGACAAATCCACTTTCATGGCTAGAGCCGCTTTCTTAATAACACTAGACCACGCCGAAGCACCTTTCCCAGCCGGTCCTGCCACTGGCGCAGTTTCTTTAAAACCAGACAGCATTTTCTCCAAAGGTGCGCCGATACTGTTTTTTAAATAGTTCAGCATGTCAGAACCTAAATTACCATCGTTACCCATTTTAACGCCAACAGACAAGCCACCAAAAAGTTTATTTAAATTTTTGATAGGATGCGCTGCCCAGTCAAAAGCTTTTTTAGAAAAATCAACTACTTTTCCAGCTACCGCTTTTGTCCCATCCCAAGCGTCACTCAAGAAATCATTGATTGTTGAATTACCACTTGAAAATCCAGGTAATGTTTTACCAAGTCCACCTTGCATGACTTTTTTCGAATCTGCATGGTTCAAAATTTTTGTGCCTGGCGCAACATGTGTAATTTCTGCGCCATTTGCACCTAAAATTTGTGCTTGAGCGTTCCGTTTGTTGTATGCAATTTCAAAACCTTCTTCACCAGCCATGATTTGTCCGGATGCATTATTAGAACCTGTGTAATCCATTGCAAGGTTACTACCGTAGGAAGTTCTTTTGCTAGTATTTATTTTTTTTGTGTCATTATTATAACCTTTTGGCTTCCATTCTGGTATGGTAGGTAAACTAAAGAATTTTAATACTTTATTTATTCCACCGGTGACAGAGTTAATCACACCCGCTAAATTAACTTTAAAATTATCCCATTTCGATAATGATTGACCTGTTTCCCAGTCAACTTGGTTTAAATGACCAGTAGCTTGTGATTGAGCTTGACTGACTACTTGTTCATGCATTTCAGTTGCCGCTTTTACGGTTTTATTCTTTTGGCTCCTAGCTTTTTTTACAATATCATCATGTTGCTTTTTCGTAATAGTTCCATTCACATAATATTCTTTGTCAGCAGCAGCAACTACATCCTTATATTTCTTGTTAGCTTCTTTTACTGCTTCATCTTTTGCTCTCTTCGATTCGCTAACCACTTTTGAAGCTTGTTCTGTACTTAATTTCCCACTACTGTCTTTCAGTTTTCCTAAAATTAATTTTTGCTCTTTTGCAGACTTACTCAAAGAACTAACCACAGCAGTTTCTTGTTTTTTAGATATTGCTTGAATTTGGTTACTATATATTTGATTACTAGTTTTACGTTGATTTGCAGCATTACGTTTGATGCTCGTAATTTGCTGTTCCTCCGAAGCAGTTAAAACTCTACCTTCCTTTGCAGCTTTTGCGTTAATTGCTTTTATGTCTGCTTTCTCTTTCTTTGTAATATCAGCATTTTTAGTAGCCATATCTTCATTTAGCTTTTGAATTTGTTCGTTGTTTTTCTTCACTTCATCTAATGACAATTTTTGTATTTTTGCTTGCTTCTCTTTAACCGCTTTTATGTCTGCTTCTGATAACATGCTATTCTTTGACAAAGTATTTAAATTCTTATCAGTACTTTTCTTAGTCTTCTCAAAGGATTTCTCGACTAGTGCAACCATCCCATTATAATTTTTGCTAATTTTAGCAGATGTTGATTTAGTGATTACATCCCCAGACATTTCTAAATACTTCAATTCAGAGATTGCGTTTTGAGACATAGTTTTATAAGAATTTACATTTTTTGCTGTATCTTTACTAATACCTTTTCCGGAAATATCCGTTTTCAAAGGATTAGCAAACACATCTTTTATAGCCGCATATCCTGCTTTCGCCATTTTAATTTGATCGTTAATTTGATTAACCGGATTCAATAAAATAGGATGTTCTTTTGCTGAGAATGAAAGTGCCTCCCAAATTAAATCGAATTTAGCTTTATATTCAGGTATTTCCTTCTGTATTTTTTTACCAAACGCCTGCCCAAATTTAGTACCAGCAATACCTCCAATTGCCGCACCTACAGCTGTTCCAATTCCTGGAGCAATTGCTGTTCCTATAGCGGCTCCTGCTGCCCCGCCAGCTAAGCTCCCACCAGCGCTACCAGCTTTATCGCCAGCATTTTTCTTATTAATACCAATAAGTTGTGTTGCAGATAATGCAATTCCTAGACCAGGTAATGCCTTTCCAACGCCTTTCAAACCAGCCCCGATTTTTCCGAATTTGCTATAACTCGCAATATCGCCTGCCATATCAGCTGTAGATAATGCTTTTGCTCCTTTGCTTCCTTTAAAAAATGAGCCAGCTTTACCTAAGAAACCTTTTCCTCCACCGACTGGCAAAGCATTTCCAGCAAGTTGCGTAGTCGCAGCATTAGTTCCGGCAGCGACCGAGTTTTCTGCTAACGCGGCTGTTAGTTTCTTTACAGGTGAGATAGCAGCTGCCGCTCCTTTTGCAATAAATCCAAATGCTAGTCCAGCCACCGGAATCGCTACCGCAACTACACCTGCTGTGGAGATAACCGTTTTAGTACTATCATTCAATCCATTAAACCAATCAGCTGCTTGTTGAATATACTTTCCTAGACTACGTAATACCGGTGTCAATGATGTTCCTATGCTTATTGCAAAGGTTTCAATTGCACCAGAAATTTCTTCAATAGTACCTTTTAGATTATCCATTTTCATTTTAGCTACATCGTCTGCAGTTACTTTACCCATTTCAGTGCGCATTTTTTTTATTCCTTCTGCGCCTTCACGATAAGCAATATTCCCAGCACGAACTGCATCGGAGCCAAACATAGCACCTAGCGCCGCACTACGCTGTTCAGAATTTAAGTCTTTTAGACTACTTTGCAATAGACCAGATATTTCTTCTGCTGATTTTAATTCCCCGTTTGTATCGTAAAACGCGGAGTGGACTGCGCCAGTGGAAACGGTCAATTCTTCAAATTCTTTGTTCACTTTAGAAGCACTTGCCTTTGGACCTGCCAAACTTTTAGCTAAATCTTGAATTTGTCCCATTAATTTATCTGTATCATTCGAGAGTGGTTTAACACCATTTTCTTGCAATACTTTCATAGCAGTTTCATTGTCCACAATGCTTAACCCAAGAGCATCAAATTGTTGCCATGCCGCTTTTGTTGTAGGATGCAACCTTTGTAGCATCGTTTTTAGAGAGGTACCTGCATCAGAACCTTTTAAACCATTCTGCGCAAATACTGCTAACATTGTTGATGTATCGTCAAATGAGAGACCAACACCACTGGCAACAGCAGAAACTTGTTGTAAAGACATCTTCATTTCTTCTACACCTGTGGCAGAAGCATTTGCTGCACCAGCTAGAATGTTTGCCGCATCCGCCACGCTTAAATTATCATCCTTGAACGCATTTAAAACTGTAGCTGCAATTTCTGCCGCTGAAGCTAAATCTAACTCACCCGCTGTTGCTAATGAAAGCGCTCCAGACAATCCACCGTTTATAACATCTTTAACTGAAAGACCTGCCTTTAAAAGCTCTTCTTGTGCCTGTGCGGCTTCTAATGCGGAGTATTTCGTATCCGCACCTTGTTGAATAGCAAGTTCTCTTAAAGCATCTTTATATTCATTTACCTCACTAGGAGACATGACAGATAAAGTATTCGACATTTGTTGCTCAAAGTCTGCCGCTTTTTTTGTTGCGAAACCTAAACCAAGCGCAACTGGAGCCATGTACAAACTGCCTTTTTTACCGAAAGCGACAAGTTTATCTCCTGTCTCATTTAACTTTTTTTGATACTTGTCTAAATCTTGAGTCACCGTCCCCCACGGTGAACTTTTAACAGCTTGCTCTCTCTTGAATTTCTTATAAGATTCTGTCGTAGTATCAATCTTTCTTTGCAAATTATTGTAATTTGCAACTTCATTGTTTACTGCTTTTTGTCCAGCTGATAAAGCTTTTGGCATTTGTTGTAGTTCTTTGTTAAGTTTGTTATACGCTTTTTGATTTGAGTTGACTTCTTTTTCCGCTTCTTTTAATTCTTTTTCAGTTGCATTACCAGATTTAGAAAGCTGTTCAAAACGTTTTTTTGACTCAGTCAACGATTTATTAGACTCTTTCAACTCTCCATTTAAAGAAGCATTTCGTTTTTCTAAATCTTTAAAATCGTTTTTAGTTTGAGAAACCATTTTGCTCTGAACAGATAACTTTTTATTAAGTCCATCCAGTTCTGTTTCATATCGAGATAAGGTTTTTTCTCCCTTTCCAAATGCCGAAAGATTCGCTTTCATTTCGCTGTTCACAGAGCCGAGGGTCCGCTTCAACCCTTTCATTCCCTCGTCCACTCTAGTAGCATCTAGGTCTAGGTTAATCGACAATCCTTGAAGTTTATTCATTATTTACCCCCTTCCTCAATTGACATCTTGATATTGTGATACAAAGTCAACAAGTGAAACTTTGTTGTTTTCTGATCTTGCTTCTTCTTTTTCGATTATCAGACGACATAACTTCTTATACTCTTGATTATCTGTTTCTCGAATTGTCCAGCCGTACTCTTTCATGCAGTAACGCCTAATTGCATCGAGATCGGACAAAAACTCGGTAAGCGTTATTACTTTGCTTCCTCATCTCCACCGTCTTCATCCTCGTACTCATCTGGTGAAATCTCCCGAAAGACAGACACCAATGTATCGTTTAATTTCTTCGAAGGAATATTTTTTTTAAGAAAATCTATTGTAATGTTTTCATCATCAAATAATTTCACAATAAATTTTAATTGCATTTCCAAAATTGTCGTTTTCTTTGGATCATCAGAAGTATTGATGTATTCTCTAATTTTTTCTTGTAGTTTCCAATATTCTTCTAATTCAATTACAGATGTATCTTCTCTCTCATATAGCTCTTTCTTTTTTTCTTTTTTATTAAATATTTCTAGTTTAATCACTATTTTCTCCACCTTTTTTATGATTTTGGTCAACAAAAAAGAGTAGGATTTCACCTACTCTTAAAATTTTTTATCCTTCCGGTACTACTGGTGTTTCAACAAAACCAGGAAAAGCCATTTTATAAATTTTATCTCGGAATTCTTCGCCCACAGCCATCGCGAAAACGTCCCCAGCATCATTATAAACAAATTCACCAGTGAGACTAGTTGCTTCGGGTTCCTTTGGTTTGTCCTCAGATGTGTTTAATTTAACGTCATCTTGTCCATATTTTCCTTTTAATAAAGCAAAGAATACCGGTTCCCCTCGCAACGTTTCACTTTCCATCACGCATGAAGCATATGGTGGAGCAGTGTTTTTCCCTACAGTTACAATACCATCTGCATTCTTTTGACGACCTAACAACGCTTGTCCTAATTCGAAAGGTAGTTCCATAATACCAATCGTTTGCTTAACATCGCCAGAACCTTTTTTGGAAATGTAGTACGGACCATTGGATGCAAAAACTTTAATAGCTTCCGCATCAAGACCAGAAATATCCGCTTCAACCGTACCACCTTTTTTATTCTTACCATTTACTTCTACTTTTTTTGTTACTTTTTCGTCTTTTTCATCAAAAATACCGAAAGTCGCTTTTTCAAATCCGATTGTTGTAATCATTTATTTCACTCCTATTATTTTTATTGATATAGCTTGTATGGCAATCCACTGTATTTTCGTGCATCTACAAACCGCCCTGTTTCTGGGAAATATTCATCTAATCCACCAGCGAGTTGCCCAAAACCTATTCGTTTCATTTCTTTTCTAACTTCTTCTTGTATTTGTTTAGCTGTCAATCTATTGTCAGATTGTACATCGATTTGTACTAAAAAATCTTCCCATGTTGACTCATTACTAGAAAAATTCGTAGGTACTGGAACATCCAAAGGAATGATTAACAAGAAAGTTTTGTTAGAATCACCCGTGCTTGGAAAATCATAATATTTAATTCTCTCTTCGCAAGTAGTGTGAATGATATCGTTTTTACTTAATGTCGTATATATGATGTTCAAAATATCAATCATAATTTATCACCTATTTTCTTCTGTACAATTGCCCTGTAAGCTCTTTCAGATATTCTTATTGACCTGGCAACACTACCTGTTCCTGCTGGTGTGATTTTTTTACCATTCCTTGTGTAACCATATTCGTTGAGATGAATTATTTTGTACCTGTCTTTAGGACCTTTCCAGTCAATCTTTATACTTCTTACCCCTTTGTCATACGAAGGTTTTTCTATATTGATTTCATCAATAGATGCGCCTGTATCTTTAAATTGAACAAATTCACTTTTAAGCGTTTTTGCAACAAGGGCTGCGCCTGCAATTAGAGCAGGGTCTACTAATTGTGGCAAGTTTTCTCGTCCAAATATACTAACTAACTGCCTTTCCAACTCTTCTACTCCAGTAACTTCTACACTCATGTTTGAACCCCCAGAAGCACATTTACAAAGCTATTACTTTGCAAGTCTGGGCTAACATCAATAACATTAAATCTTTTGCCTAAATAGCGATAATCTAATATTTCTACATAATGTTTGTTACTGACCGTATACTCACCTTTAGTATCTCGAATATTAATTGTGACAGCTTCTTTTGTTCCCGTGCCATGTAAAATTTCTAAATCTTTCATGGATGGTTTATAGACTTCTGCAAAGCATTCAAAAAGAGTTACTTTTTCTACTTCACCTGGCTCAGGACTATTTACTGGTTGGTATTCAAAAAAAACAACCGGAGTACGTAAATCGCCACTCTGAACTTTTTGAGGTTTAAACTGAAACTTCATCAGATTCACCACTTTCATCTGCATAGAGAGAGAAGCCTAAGCTAGTTATTTGTGATTGAAAGTTTTCGTTGAAGAATTCTATCGAATCATTATACGCATATCTAGTACGATCAATGACCAATTCTCTTGCCCTAACATGTTCATCTACATTAAACAGCCCGCATTTTTCTTGTAAATCAGCAATAGAAAAAGATAGCAACTCTTTTAAATTGCTATCTTCGCTATTGTGAGAAATGTGCATACGCTCTTTAAATTTTTTAAGAAGGTCATCTGATACTTCCATGTACAGCACCTACTTTTTTTTATCTTTTTTTGGTTCATCCAATCGTTTTAAAAAAGAAGCTCCCAAATTGTCAGCGACTTCATCTGCACGTTTTACAGTCAATTCAATTTCAGTTCCTTTTTCATATACTTCTTTTGTTTCTTTGTCTTTGAATTTCTTTAATACTTCAAATTTAGCCATTTACAATCACCCTTCCGGAGTTTGATCTGTTGGTTTGATATTTAATGTCCACACAGCGGCAGCTTTTTCGTCTTTGGCTTTACCATACGCAAATTGTTTTGCAGCATATAAGTTAAGATCTTCAAATGCAAGCGTTTGGTCAAAAGTAGAAATATTCAATGCTCCACCAACAAGTGCATCATAACGTTTTGCAACATAAGAAATAGCTTTCTTTTCTGGAACGAATAATGATTCAATGATATTTAAATTGTAAGGCAAAGCAGTCACATACACACCGTTTGCATTTAAGCTTGTGTACTGTTTTTTAACGTCCCAAGCATCTGTAGGATTGACTAGCAACGTAACTTCACCAGCTACATTTAGCGGCTTGCCATTTTCTTTTACGGAATGATATTTATATACATCTGTTAATTCATTAACAGTTACCTTAGAGCTAGCAAATGTCAGTGTTCCAGATGCAACTTTTTCTGGATATACACCATCTACTACGTTAGTTCCTTTTCCAACTTTGCGAGTTAGACCAACAGGCTTATCTTTACCATCACCAATAATAAACGCGCTTTCTAACGCTACTGCGAACGCTTCTTCAATTTGAGTAACTACAAAACGTTTCACCCATACAGGTCCAAAATTTTCAAGGTCTTTGGGAACTACTACAAAAGCGGTTAATTTATTCTGAATAGATTCTTCTTCACTGAATGTAGCATCCAATTGTCCTTTGATTTCACCAAAGATTTTGCCCCATACAGCAAGCCCACTAGTTTCGGATTTTAAGAACTTAGTACGTAAACCAGTTGTACGCATTCCGATGGAAGCTAAGAAAGGATGTTCAGTTGTTAAATCTTCAAAAATTTCATCCACGACTGTTTGTGGTAGCAATGTTTCTTCTTTGTAACCAACTTCTTTATTAATATCATTGAAGAATTTAATTTCTTCATTCGTGATATTTTTGTCTGTTCGGCTAGCTGAAATATACTGGTCTGCCTCTTGACGTGCTTCTTTTTTTGCTTGGTCCATAATATCAGCAGCCATCGCGTCTACCATTTCCACATATGCTTTATTTTGAATTTCTTGCGTGTCTTCGTTTTTAACAGCATTAACAAAAGCTGTCCGTTTTTCCTCGTAATTCGCGAGGTTGTTTTTTAATTTGATAGTCATAATTTATTTCCTCCTATTTTTGGGTATTAAAAAAGAAACCGTTTGAGTCCATTCACTTTCGACTCTTCCGATTCCTTTTCTTGTTCAGCGATATGTTGATTCAAAGTTTTCCCATCAAGTATCACTTCATTTTTTAATTTTGCAATTGCATCTTCTACAATACTTTGAATTTGTTCCGCTGATAAGGATACTTCTAAAATTGAGTGTTTACCATTAGTATCTTTCAGTCCCCTAACTTTATCTAATGTAGCTTGTGGTAACATGCCACCTGTACTTGCTACTAATTTTGGTGTTTCGCTATTTTCTTGAAACATCACACCGTCTGCTAATCCTAGCTCTACAGCCTGTTGAGAATTTAGCCATGTTTCTTCTCCCATCATATTTAATAGTTCTTCTAATGTTTTTCCCGTTTTCAGCTGATAAGCATTAGCAATGGATATATTAGCATTTTGAGCAATTTCGGAGGCTTTTTTTAACTCTCTATAATCACCTCTCCCACCATACTGAACATTGTGAATCATCATTTGACCAGTTGGAGAAATTAATACTTCATTTCCAGCCATCGCAATTACAGATGCTGCGCTTGCCGCCATTCCAACAATTTTTACAACTACATTACCATTGTATGATTTTAATGCTGTATAAATTTCACTACCAGCAAACACATCTCCACCATTGCTATTTATCCAAACTTCAACTTCACCTGACGCATTTGCCAAGGCTTCATTGATATCTTTTGCACACGTAGCTTCCATATCCAGCCAATCATAAATCCATTTGTCATCATTTCCAATAATAGGACCTTTGACTTCAATTTTCGTCATTCATTCTCACCTCCTTCATCTGCTGACTGATAGTTTTTAGTAATTAAATATTTATCTAATTCCGGATTATCTACTCGTTCAGCGCCCAATAATTCTCGAACTTCATTACGATTAAATGAACCAGAGGCAACCAACTTATCTACAGCTTCTGCATTTTCTATAATGTCTTTTTTGTGTATGATTTTGATATGTTCACCCGCTAAGAACTCACTGAAAGTAAATAATTTAGCGTTCAATTCGTCTTCTAGCTTTTTAGTGAGAGGATCAATGCAATATTCCATATAAGCTTTCATATTGTTACTCAAGTCTGCCATGTCACCATGCAACAAAGAAGAAGGAATGCCGAGAATACTAGCCACATAGTCAATCATTTCTTTACGTAACTTCTTAACTTCATCAAAACTTTGACTATTATTCACGCTTGTTGTTCCAAATTCTTCATAATTGAAGCCTTCCAATTGAGGAACAATCGCAATTTCATTGTTGTTAAACGAGGCATAGACTTTGTCAATGTATTCTTGTAGCTTTGTTTGTTTATCTTTATCTGCTACACCAGCCATTTTGAAATTGACAGCTCCGCGAATTTGAAAATTGCGCATTTGTGCGCGAATCATTTTTCCAAACAACTCTCCATAATCTTCGAACATCCCATCCGTGAATGCCGACAATCGTTCATTTCCATATTCTAAGAAAATAACATCATCCATACTAAAGTTGCGATTATAACGATAACCTTTAACAGTAACTCCCTCAAAAACATCCGGAAAAAACGCAAACTCTTTTCTCACATAACTATCAGCGATTAAAAAATCGTCCGTATCTGAAAGAACGATTAAGCACTCGTTATCATAGATTAGTTTATAAATAACCTTCTCCCAAAAAGTGCTTGAACTCATATCTGTGTTTGGGCGAACGTTTAGTTTATAATACAATTTGTTGCGCACACTAGTTTCTCCATTTTTTAACCTAAAATCAGATTTAGCAATGGTTCTGGCGATATGTTTTACACATGTATTTAACGCCATTTTTTTTAAGTACACTTTTGTAGTTTTATCCTCTAAAAAGTCTAAATCCCACATCCACTCAATTTCTTTGTTTCTTTTAAACAGTTCTGTAAAGAGTCCCAATTTATCACCTCCTTGTGCTATAATCACCTTAAAATAGGGAGGTGATTATATTGCGTTTAAATCAAGACTGCGTTCGTCAAGTTATGCTAGATATAGAAGAAAGAATGCCTTATGGTGGATATTTAGCCTATAATCAATTGTTAGACTTTAATGCACACAAGCAATTTGGTTCAGATGACGTAAACTACTGTATAGAAAAGTTAAGCGAAGCTGGTTTCTTAACAACTAGAACTTTCATACAGTCGGGTTCTAAATACGATGTTTCAATAGAATCCATTACCTGGCAAGGTCATCTATTTTTAGATAATATCAGAGACAACGAATCATGGAAAAAAGTAAAACAAATAGCTGACAAAGTTGCTTCTGCTTCGCTGTTAGTAACTGCAGAACTAGCAGGAAAGTATGCACTTTCCACCATATCCAAACATTTAGGTCTATAGTTATTCAGCTTAAAACGCAATCGCGTTAAGCATGTTCAATACCTCTTCTACATCAATATCTTCTATTTCATCCGCACGCCAAAGAGCATGGACAAAAGCCTGAAATCCATCAGTTTTACGTCTATGCTCGTCTTTTTTAAGATACTCTTTATTTCCATCCGGTTTGATTTTCACTGCAACATTATTTGTATACCAACGCATTAACGGATTATCTCCAAATACAATACGATGATTAGCAAACAGTGTTTCAATTCGCGGAGCAAGCAAACTATGAGCTGCACGTGGATTTCTAATAATCTCCAGTTCGAATCCTTCTGCTTCAAACAGTGGGCGCATGAGATCCATTCGGAAATTATCTCCAATTACTTTTTGAATACCGTATGTTTCTCGCATTTCAACAAACCAATTGACCACATGACGAGGGTCGATTGTAGGTTCATCTACAATTGTCAGTAATCCCTGCTTTTCCCATTCTTTGATGGGTGGTTTAAGGTTTGCGATATCCAAATATCCTTTTCTAGCAAAGGAATGTGTTTTCCAAATATAATCATCTCCTACACGGAACAGCAATCCAACAGCCGCGAAGTCCTTAACGCTTGCATAGTCGAATGCACCAATACAAGCTCGGTTTTGGAGTTCTGGCATTTCCCGGTTAGTTGCGAGAATATCTTCCCACGGCGCTACTACCTTTTCCAAATCTACTTCTGGAAGGTTCATTCGCTTAGTCATGAACGCTTCTCTGCCGCTTGGATTATTCGTTAATGCCTCATATTGTTTTCTAACTTTATTTAGTAAGCGTTTAGAACGAGGACTTAAAGGCTTTTCAAAAGCAGGATTTGCTTTTTCCCACATAGCTTCATTCTTGACTTCCTCTGGATTATCTAGTTTACAAATAAAAGGAAACATGCGATCGTTAAGATTTTCGCCACTTAAAATTGCTTTACTACGTTCTTCCAACTTGTCATAAAATCCCGCTCTCACAAATCCATTAGTACCAATAAAAAATTCTCTGGGATTCGCGACTTTGCCAAGCCCTCCAGAGAATACATCAATTATTTGCCTATCTTCATATTCATGCGTTTCATCATAAATAACACAGCCTTCACGACCACCATCTTTAGTTTTTGCATTTGACGTTTGAAATTTAAAAACACTGTTGGTTCCTTTTCCAATAATCTGTGCTTTCCACGCGTCAAAGCTACCTTCCAATTTTGGATTACCGTCTATTGTATTAAATACTTCTTTAAAACTAACTTTCGCTTGATCTTCGGAATTGGCTACTACAGAGACATCATAATTATTGATTCCGTGCAAAGGGCTTATAAAATAATTAGATAATGTACTAATAAAGCCGTTTTTTCCGCCCCCACGACCAAGTGTTATAAAGAACTCTTCATAAAAAAGTTCATTGTCTTCTTTAAAATAAAGAAAAATAAACGGCGCAATAAATTTTTCCCAATTGTCCAAAGGAAAATACCATTTTTCACTAAAAGCAATATAATTTTCTATCTGTGTCTCATCAAAATATATATCATCTCTACTAAGAACATGTTCTTGCAAGTAATTTATTAGATCGATTCGCTCTTTATTGAGTAGTATTTTTCCACTTTTATACGACTGTATATAGTTATCAACGTGTTTATTTGATATCATATCAAATCACTACCATCTTGGTTATCATTTTCGCCTTTGAATATAAAAGAACGTTCGATAGATAATAATGAAGTGTTGATTCGATTTTTTTCTTGTATCGCTGGATTAGTTTTCGTGAATTTTTGCGAGCCGTTTTCAGTGACAACAACAGCACCATCCATTTCAATGCTTTTGTCTAACTCGTAATATATACGTATTAAATTAATATAACGATTAACTTTTTCAAGTTCTTTCTGACTAGTAGTATCAATATTTGATAACAATTCTTTTTCCAATTTCTTTATGTTATATTCCACTTTTAACCCTCCCTCCTTCATGAGACTTTTTAATAATTCTGCGGAGAAGACCCCCACACCGTTCCCCAGAGCCAAATTAAAGCGCAAACCTTTGACCCGGGGGGTCTCACCATCGTTCATCGTTCACCCATTTATTAATTTTCCTTCTAAATTGAAAGCGATTATGTTTTTTGTTATGACACTTTACACACAGAGTAGTGAGATTATCTATATCAAGCGCTAGTTCAGGATGATGTTCTAAATCCTTGATATGGTCCACATCGAGTCTTTTATGCTTGTCTGGGTCATGATAATCAGTAAACACCTTGCCTTGCCTCTTACACTCTTGACATTCATAGTTATCACGCTTTAATACTTCTTTACGTATGCTTACCCATGCCTTTGACTTATAGAATGTATGACGTTCTGCTTGTGTTAGCATTAGTATCTAGTCTCTTCACTATTCATTTCTGCAATCTTAGCCAGATTACTTTCAGTAGATAATGAATCTCCAACATTTATACATAGTCTTGAACCTTCATTATCTACATCAATATATACAATGTCTAAGTTTAATCTTTCGGTTGGTTTAGTTTCAAGGTATGAATCTGTTACCCATAACAACCTAAGTGATTCTAAGCCTTGATGTGGCAATTGTCCGTAGTCATCACCTTCATACTCTATAACAGGAACATCACCTTTGTTTGGTATACGAATGCTTAAATAGTCTTGTCTATTATTTGTAGAGCCGCTTGCCAATGATTTCATCACTATCACCTCTATCATTTAAAAAGCCCAGCACGCAACGTACTGGACTTCATTGTTCTATGTATCCGTAGTTATAAAACCAGTTGACTTCTACGGTGACGAACGTCTTCGTCTTGTCTTTTGTTTCCTCATTAACTTGCTACTACCCGTAGGCTGAGGTATCACTATACTGCGTACAGCAATGGACTGGATATTATAAAGCCTTCCCAACAGAACGTATCTGCTATTAAATAGAGAGAAGGCATTGTCATTAATATACTCGGCAAGGATTTGCACCTTGCAGTTGGTTGTAATCAGCCCTTTGATATACCAGATCATGCAGGCTTAACGTCTACCTATTCCGTCACGAGTATTGAGATTGAACAAGAAGGTGTCTCTTGTTGGGACTAGTGAAGTTGGAATGAGATGCGTCTCCCATTAAGACCAACGATCAGATACAAAGCCTCTGTCCGGCAATATAGCAACCTCCTGCTATATCATCATGTGATTATAGATCTTCAGTTCCGTCTAGCACTTCTTGTTCCATTACTTCAATTTCATTATCTGAAGCAACGCCTTTAATCGCTGATATGTGAGACATCTTATTTGTTCTTGAGTAATAAGACGGAATGAACCCATTGTGTTTATTTCTTAGTTCTTGACGTTCTTTGTATAACGCTTTAATAGCAGGAACAAGACGTCTAATGTTTTGTTCAATAAATCTAGTTGGTATTCTAATAATCTCCCAACCATGTTCAGATTTATTCAAAGTATTAAGAATAAATATATCTCGTTCCGAATCTTTACCAATCCTAAAACGATGGTGCCCTCCATCAATCTCCAACACAATCTTCATGTCCGGTAAAATAAAATCTACTCGTTTGCGTCCTATTTTTTGTTGTGTTCTTACTTTAATCTGATTTCTTAACAATTCGGTACAAGCCATTACTTCATGAGCAGAATCAAACTTGGTACTGTCATTTCTATAAAATTGGACTACAGTGTTATATGGGTCAAGGTATTCTTCCATTTTCATACTACACTGTTCTTGCTTTTCTATAAGATGTATTGCTCTTTCAAGCGTTGCTTCGATTTTGTGCGCAATATATTCTTTTTTCTTTTCTTCTATTTTTTGTCGATACTTATGTTGGCATTCAACGCATAAGTTTCTACCTCCAGACAAATCTCTGAAATGGACCGAAGCTTCTTGCGAAATGTATTGCCCGCATTCCCAACACCTAACTAAATTCATATAGTCCCCTCGACTTTCATTTTTAATAGGCCCTGCCTATAATACTATAATAAACCTTTTTCGATGCCCGAAAGTCTCACTTTCGTCTCACAATTAAAATCCAAGAAACCTGCCAATTTCTTTTATTACAACGTCTCGATGTCTTATCGCTGTAGCTCTCCCCATATGCGATTGCATTCCAATGTATTCCCAAGTATATCTCTCACGCGACCAATAACGTAATTTTATAATCAGTCTATCATTTTCATTTAGATTAGCTATCACCTTATCAATCACTCTAACAACCTTATTCATACGTTGTATTTGAATATCCATGTCTAACAAGGTAACTCTTTGTTCTACTTGATTACTAATATTCCCTGAAGAACTACCACCAGCATTTTCATCTGAGTATTCTTGATATATAGACCCTGTTATAACATTTAACCTCAACTGTTCTAATTCTTTTTTGGTATCGTAGTAATGTCTAAGCTCATCTTCTATATATTGAAATTGCGCTTTAGTTAATCGTTTTGACATTTAATCACTCTCCTCTCATTCAACTTAGTCAGTCTTCTGCGACTATTTGACTTACATACTTTTTAACTGTTATATAAGAACTCACAAGTAAAGCCCCTACGAATACCGTTTCTATAGACCAAATAGTCAATGTACTAATTTTAATAAATAACGTAAATGAATTACTCCAAATCAGATGTGCCCAAACACCCATAATTGGTATCACTATACTAAAAAGCCACAATAGTAAATACACCAGCATTGCCTCGATTATATTCTTTGCCTTTGTTCTTAATCTATCTTTTTCAAACCGATTCATTTACAATCACTCTCCATCCATTCAATCAAATTATTTAAATAAAATTGCGCTTTTTTTAAATCCTCAATGCCATTCTTGTGCTCGTATCTTGAGACATATTTAAGTATATTTCCGACCGCATAAGAAGGATAATCAGATACTTTAGCTTTAATGTAGTCAAGCGTTTCAATACCGCCTGCTGTGTAATGTGAAGGGTTGTTTACGTTGTCGTTATTATCGTTTTTCATAGATACCCCGACGGTAGCCACTGCTTTCATGGCATTTGCAGCGTCATCGAACCACTTTGCAACTTTATCTTGTTTTGCTTTGTATTTTTGAATTGGCGTATCAATGTAAATTCTTTCGCAGTATCCTTTCGAGGCAAATCCGAGATCAGTGTCACCTTCATTTATCACAACAGTGTTTTCTTCAAATATATGCCAGGAGTTATTTTCGGTAGGTGTTTCAAATTCATTCCACACACAACCTTCATCTTCTAAATCGACCATCAACGCATTATAATCTTCTTGTGTTTCTGTATGATATAATTTCATTTGTTCGTCCTCCTTGTTAAATGGGATTGTTCCTTCACGGATCATTTGTTCAATGTAAATATCTTGATTAATGAACCATTGGCTTATAAATTTTCGAACACGGGTGAACATTTTTATCTCCTCCAATAGTCCAACAACATTTCAATTTTCCCAGGATTATGTCTCCTAGATAATAGTTTTCCAATTGCAAAACCATTAAATTTCAATTTTGAGAAACTTTTTAAATTACCAAGGTCTGTAAATATATATTTCTCATTTTCTAATTCAACAATAAATTCATTATTATTTACACTCGTAACATATTTTTCTTTACTTTGTATAAATTCTTCAAATTCATATTTAGTTTCTGCTTGATTTCCACATATAACAAGAAATCTTTTCATCAATATCGTCCCTTCATTTTCCGATGATTGTACGGTTACAAAACCCATTTTGTAACATGTAACGCTCAAATCCCTTCTGCCAGAACGTGGTTACAGGTTACAAAAAAAACGGCGAAAAAGTTTTTATTTTTGTACTCTTTTCTTAAATATAAATAAATATATATACTTTTTATTAATAAAAAAATGTAACTTGTAACTTTATGGTGTCTAGCTACTGATGCTATGCGGTTTCTGGAAGTTACATTTTGAACCTCGGGTTACATGTTTTTTGTAACTATTGTCAGAATAGTTTTTAAATAACACACAATTAGCACTTCTGATAAATTCTTGCAGTCTTTCCATTGATTTTGACAGGCTTCGTCTCTAAATCTAAAACAGATTTGATTGTTGTGTTCAAAGCTCTTCTGCTCTGAACGTTTAACCCATTTTCCTCAGCCCAAAGTTCATACTCTTCGTAAATCTCTGGACCACGTTTACCTTCTACATCTAAAATATCTAAATCATGAACAAATTCCAGTGTGCTATCATTGTCTTCGTGATATCTTGCGTTGAATTCTTCTACTTTACTTGTTTTCGTGAAGTCCTCATTTTCATAGATTCGAAAATATGCTTCAACTACTAATTTCGTCCAATATTGCAACGCTTTTTCATTTGTGATATTAGATATAAAACGCTTATCTTTCTTGCTCACCTTTGTAAACATTGGCATCCAAGTTACCCGTCGTTTGTAAGAATCACCTTTTTCAAATGATTTGATAATGTGATTACTTGTGAAAATTAATGTAGGTGTCATTTCAACACTTTTCGCATTTCCGTATAGCTTTCTCATTTCTACAAAGTCACATGTGGATATGTTCTTCAAGACTTTCATTTGTTCATTATTAATCGGCTCATCTTGTATATCATCACCTAAGTTTGCTAACCGACCTTGTAATACATTGAAGTACCTCTCATCTGTCATGTTTTTAATAGACAATCCTGTACAATTCTTCTGATTTAAAATAGACCTTATAATAGAAAGAAGTGTCCCTTTTCCGTTTCCTCCACCGCCTACGAGAATAAAAAATCGACCAATCATTCGTTTTATTTCTTTATCTACAACAAAGCAATATCCCATCATTTCGAGAACAAACTTCTTGTAATCTTCATCTGAGTCGGTTAGGTGGTTCAAATACTCATCAACTATCTGTACTGCTTCTGTTTCAGGGTCATACTTTGCGTGTATGGAGTATGGTGTAAAGTCGGTATAATCAATCTCAATGAACTTACCATCACGTAAAATGCCATTCTTTAATTTGATATCAAAAACATCATCATCAGGAATCAACTTCGCTCTGTAGTGCATTTGATTGATAACTTCATCAACGTATCTTGTTTTTTGACCATTGCAGTAATTAAATACTAATCTTTTTAACTGATCGTCATCGCTGATATATTCGTTCCCATCAAAGTAGAAAAGTTGTTTCGAATACTTTACAATACGTTTTTCTTTCATTATTAAGTCAGCAATAGCAGCCTCTCCGTCCTTCACTGCTTTTATTTCCATGTCACGTGATATTGTGTCCATTTCATCAGGTGGAAGTGGTGTGGCAAATATGACGTTATTGATAAACGTTACTATTCGAGACCATGAAGATATAGTTGCGATTAATGTCCTGTGTCTAAATAACGCTTGATTCCTACCGTCCCCTTCATCCAACCCATTCAAATCAGAAGCTTTTCGAATGCTTTTGAAAATACCAGGGAGTTCTTCACGAATACCACTGTTGTCGATTTCTCTTAGATGACCATTTCTTTTGATAGTTATTGATTTCGTGTTGGCGACATGTTTATATTCGACCTCTACACCAAGCGCACATATTCCTTTTGCTCCTCTAAAAGCACTAGGTTTTTTAAAATAGAAATGTGCTCCTCGCTCTGTCCAGACAATCTGCGTTTTTATTTCAAAATAGGAAATGATATCTTTAATCTGCTCCTTGCTCAAGTTGTCAATATCTATAATCAAATCGACATCTGTCAACAAATAACCTGCGTCTTGAAATGTTTCATGATTTTCTGATATGTCTGCTCCTGATGCGTCGTGTTTTTCTCCTTCTAAATATTCGACATACACATTTATTCCCACCTCTCAATACGTTGTTTCGCTAAATTATAGTAGAAAGTAATATCAATCAATTGACTAAAGTTTTTTATTTTATCACATTCGTCATTCCATACAAGCATGTTGTCCGGCGTGTCTGGAAATCTCACCAGCCCATCATCTTGTCTTTTTTTCTGTAACAAAATCCCTTCTTTTCGTGATGCAAATACTCGATTAATCTTATTGTATTGTTTACCATTATTATCAAAAGTTCCTTTATAAGTCCCACCTGCTTGCAGAATGTACTGGAACAGATGCGGTTTATCTAAATTTTCTTGTATTGTAGTCAGAACGTCTTGATTGTTGACAAGATATTCTACTAAACAAATATCTATAATTCTTATACTATTGTTCTTAAACAGTTGATCTGAATGATAACGACTTACATCCCCACCTTTTGTCTTAATTTCACCATTTTGTAGAGCGATGTAGTTATTGACATCTTTTTGAATCCATAGTTCAAAATTGTCTTCCTCAAGCGTCAAGTGAAAGTCTTCTTCCCATTCCTTCCATATTGTTTTGTATTCATTACTAGAGGTCGTAAACGCCACTCCGTCTGTGTTAATATTTACCAAAGTGACGAAGGGTGAAAGACGTTTACAAAGCTCATATAAGGCTATCTGTCCATATACACAGACACTTAGTGCTGCGTTTGGATTATTTAGTAAGGAGTATTGATTTTTCAAGTTACCGTAAACCGAGTTGAGAACTAATTTTAAAGCATCAGATAACTTTTTATCCTTGTGCTTCACTTCAATTCGTTTATTTAAAATCTCATGATATTTATTTGTTGCGGGTCCTAATGCTTGTAGATTGAGGATGATATGAGGATACATAGAAGCTACATCTAATAGTTTTACATTCTCAAATCTTTGTCTAGTTGAATGAACACCATGCAATCCACCAAATCCAAACTGAATATCACAATCAAATTCTTTTATTGTAATACTTTTCTTCTTCTGTTCTTTATCTTGCCAAATATCGACTACTTCTTGAGGTACAAGTTTTAACATTTCATAATTTCCCTCTGGATCATATTCACCTAATCGAATATCTGACCATTTTGGTGACGGTTTATCCATCAGAACATTTGCGCTAATAGTCGTCGTGTTCCATTTGTGCGCTTTAGATTGAAGATTATGTGGGAGCATTTCAATTAATGTGTCTTTGACATTGAAATAATTATATTCACGCATTTGAAAGACCTCTATTGTTGTGTCTACATCATAAGAACAGTAATCAATAATTTCTTCTAATTCTTCTTCTGTAAGTTTCCTGTCTATTGTAAAGTCCACACTGGATTCTAAAATCATTTTTCCCATGTTTCCCTCAATCTTCTTTAAACCAGGCTTTGCAACATCAATTTGCTGAAAGCAATCAAGAGAATGAATAGATGGGTGTATTCTTTTCTTTCGCTGACCTCCAATTATTTCATCATTTAGTTTCTTTATTTGATGAGTTGTGAAACCATCTAACATTGCTGTCAGTATAAAGTCATCGTAGAAATGGTTATTATAACCGACCAATGTTTTTTCAGATATAAGGTCCTTTATACCTTCAAAATTATTATGAAATAACATGACTAGTTTCTTGTCAATATCTTTAAATACGACAAGTGCGTCTTCTTGGAACACTTCTATATCATAAAAAAGTAGATTGTTCATTTGCCCCTCCTTGTTTAAGAGCGAACACCTTGGCTCGCTCTTAATTTACTTGATTGTCGTTTCGTGATTATTTCTTTTTCTTTGGAAACGGTTTGATATCAGGATAAACAAATTTACCAAAGGCTGACTTAACTTCGACCATTATGTCTTTACCAATCAATTCTTCTTTATTATCGATACTGATTCCAAACTTCTCTTCAAATTTTTCATATTGTTTTCTTTGCTTCTGAGGATTTGTAAACCACTTTTTCATTGTTTCCATGTAATCTGAATAGGTCATATTAGACTGGTAAAGTTCTCCTTCGTATTCAAATTTAATATGAACTCCGATGCCGTCATCTGTAACGTCTTTAACAGTTGATGAAATGATTTGTCCAACCATATCTTTATCAAACTTAGCAATTTGTTCTGATTCCCACAGGCTATTAAATTTGTCATAGGCATAAACATCTCTCTTCTCTCCTACGGCTTTAGATAAATCGTCAAAGGTTAATTGAAAGTACTCTTGACACCATTCTTCTACTTTTGCTGCTTTTTCTTCGTCTGGAACAAATTCATTTTTTTCTTTGTCAAATACATTCTTATTAAAAATAACTTCTCTTAATTCCCCGCGGTCCATATCAATAAATTGTAAAGTCGCTTTGCCTTCTTTGATTACCACTTCTACCAATTCTAATTGTTCTAATTTTTCACCTTGTGTCATAATTATTTCTCCACCTTTTCAAATTTTATTTTATTTTGTTGCATGAACATTTCTACTAGTTTCACATCTTTCTCGTCAAACAATGTAAATGTAATTTTGCTATGCAGTTGATTATCTTTAATATCATTCTTCGCTTCTTTGATTACTTCCTGCGCTTTGTGTCTATCAGAAACTATTTGCGCACTAACTGCTAAATCCTTTGTTTCTTTATATTCTGCAATAATTTCATCGGCGTAGGGCATCGTTTCGATAACCTTTAATTCAGTCTCGATTTTTGTTAACCATTTGACCATTTCAGACTCAATTTTGTTAATAGATAATGATTTGTTCAAATGTCTATTTTCTATAAAGTCATCAAAAGTGAAGTATGTTTTGAAATCATACATTCTGATACGCTTTTCAAACAATCGTTTTAGTACAAGCTTTTTATCTTCTCTTTCTTCTTCTTCTATTTGCGTCACTTGTTGTCTGACCATTTCATCTGCTGTTTTTACAATGGACACAATTTCTTTTACTTGTTTTTCAAATTCGTTATAAGGTTCCAGCATTTCTTTTTTGATTAAAATACGTTCTGACTCTAAGTTCTTTACTTCTTTATTCACTGCCGCAAGTAATTTTTTAGATTGTTTAACGTTCTCTTCTGTTACCTCAATATTTTCAATCTGCTGTGCTAATAATAATGATTCGCTTTTTATTTTCTTATACGCAGGAAATAAGATAGACCCTTGCGTAACAACAGGCGATTCAATATTAATTTTTGGCAAAGTGTTCAAATATTATCACCTCTTTTCAAAAAAGCTACAACATCGATATTTTTATGATTGGATGTGAACCAATTCAAAACACCTAAATTTTCATCATAGTTACTTTCAAAATTAGGTTTATTAGCTAATCTGGTAAAGCTCGTTGCTTCTTCAACGTTTGCATTAAACTTTTTAAACTCAACACTGTCACATTCTTTATATAGAAGCAAAATCATCGCTTCTTCCTCTGTCATAACCATTTTTTTGTCCCTCCTTTAGTAAAATCTTTCGCTCTTGTGTAATTCGATTAACTGACTTTCTTTGCTTCGCCTGTTCAAATAGTAGAAAGTTTTGCATTGTTGTGTACTCAAATGTCGCTTACCACCTGTATAAGGGTCATATCCGTACTTGGATTTATTACGAGCCATTTCAAGTTTTTTCTCATCGTGATTACTTTCAATAAACAAATAATCAAATTTTAAATGAGGAGCATTCTCTAGCGAACTTGTATCCGTTGCGTAAATAATGTTTTCACCATCAACACACCATGTGTAACCCTGCGTTATAACATCATGAAAACACTCAAATGGTGTGACTTCAAAGGATGGTAATGTAATCTTAAAGTCACTGTTTCCGATAATATCGATATCATACAATTGTGCTATTTGATAATTACCAATGATAGTTATTTTTGGAAACAACTTCCTGATGTTTTCCAAAGTACTAGAATTGATGTGATCAGAATGAATATGAGTTAACAATAAATAATCAATGTCATACAAATGTTCTTTAATTCTTTTAAAAGGAACACCGCAATCAATCATCACATCATTAACAATCACACAGTTACCTTTACTTCCAGATGAGATAATTTTCCATTCAATCAATAATTATTCACATCCTCCACAACTTTCTTCACTTGATTGCGCGGAATGAAAATCTCACTAAATCCATCGTTATCTTGAAGTTTTAACATTCCGCTTTGGTATGAACCGATTACCTTATAGATTTCACCATCAATAACATATTTCTCTACGCCAGTTCTATCCTGCACCTCTACCTTATCACCTGCTATAATACTCATTCAATCCCCTCCAATTCATTTTTATAGTCCCACATATCTTGCGATAATTTATCCAGACCAATCGCGAATCTTTCTAAGTCTTTTGGTGTTTTAATGATTGATTTACTCAATTCTTTACTTTTTCTGTGGAGCAAACTATTTGCTTCGTTAATGATGATTTGTTTTGTCATTTGCTCAGCTCCTTTATATACAGCCTAACCCCTGTTCCAAAATTAATTTGTTCTACCATTTCCTCTATTGAAGTTGAATATTTAATAATATTTTTCGCTTTATTTTTATCTCTATTGATGCGATTCACAGAGTCCACATTACCTAAGCGCTTTAAAATCGAATTTTTAAGTTCATCAAAAGTAATATTTTCTTTGATGTAATCATTGAATACTTTTTTACCGTAATTTCTTTCTGCATATAGTACAATATGATAGTTTGTCATTTTTTTGTTCATCCTCCAATTTCCAAATTAAGAAGTCAAGATACTGTCTAGCTTTCTTCAAGTCCTTGACCTCATTCTGACCTTCCTTTTTACCTGCCCGAGTTACGTATTTGATGACGTTCCCCTTTTCAAAGTTCATGTTGTGACTCTGAATAAATTTGATAGGTTCAATTCCCCCGGACGTATAATGCGGTGGTTGACTAGGGCGTCAAAGGCTTTTTTCTTGATTATCCGACTTTCTTTTTCGGTCAGAATTTCCGCATTTAGATCTCGTTTGACTGGTTCATAATATCCTACATAATTCGTTTTCTCGATGTAAGGGAGTATAGTAAGACTCGTCGTCTTATTAATATATCCGATAGTCACTTGACGAAGTGTTCTTGATTTGTAATTTTTCATCACATAAGTTCCGCGCCCATATTCTTCCCACCTTTCATATTTGATGGGTGTTAAAGGTGTACCATCCCCCCATCCATATCCTTTCTTGTGCATGTATACCATATAGCCCACGTAATCATTAAAACTGAATAGGTGTATTACTTCTTTCACTTTTCGTCTTCCTCCTCAATATCTTTAATTTCCGGTCGTTCTCCGTATTTTTCAAGCATGTAACTTTTCGCTTTTTCAGCTATTTTTATTGTGTTCGTCATTTGTTCCAACCTCCTATACAATCCCCAGAACTACAAATCCGTCTTTTTGCTCATAATCTGTCATGTAAACTACTTCAACAACGGTATAAAGACCTGTATACATGTCATCCCATTCGAGTAGAATCAAAGTATCTCCTACCTGGAAATCACGGCCATTTTTTCGAATTTCGAATGTTTTACGTCCTTCCGTAACAGCTTCGAAATATTCTGGTGCTATTTTTAATTCGTGTGTTTTAGTCATTTATTCCAAACTCCTTCCGCACCAAGGGCAGAAATTAATTTCAAGCAGTATGAAGTCTTCGTAAATATAGACTTCTTCGGACATATCGAAGTCAAGGTTAATAATCAAATCATTGTCATTGTCTAGTTCTATCTCGTGACCATCTCTAGTTTCGATATGCGTACGCACTGTCCACTCGTCATTACAATATTCGCACATTCTTATTCCTCCTCACCAGTTCCACCAATGTTATAAAACGTTTCGCAACGATTACATTGCACATAAACTGGTCGATTAATCTTTATACTTTCAAAAATAGACATTGGATTAGAAGTTGTATTCATCCATCCACATTTCGGACAGCTTGAACGCGCTTCGTCAGGTTCCCTGGAAAAATAAAATCCGACTTGTTTCATTCCGCCACCTCTTCAAAACTTCTAATATCAATTTCTTCCACCATTTCAATCTTAAAACACGCTGGCAAATAATCTCGTTGTTTAGCCCATTCATATATCAAATCTGATAATTGTTCTTTATGTTCTTGAGTTACGTCATTCAAATATTCCTCCCCGCACTCTCCAACTTCGTCATAAACGCATTGAGCTATATTTTCAAGCAAAGTATCTACTTCTGTAGGAAATTCGACTTCTTCTATTTGACCAACGAAAAATGTATAAATGTTTTCATGTTCATATGGATATAGGTTTAATCCATCGGATAAATCATAATCTCTGCGTTGTTTATTATCTAAACTATTGTATTCAGTTAACAACTCAATTCCATAAAATATGGCTTCTTCTTTTGTATCAAAATATTCGCAAGCTTCCCATCTGTCGCCGTCTGTGCCATTTAACATCCATTGTCCGTGTTTCATTCCGTTCCCTCCAATAATTCCGGATTTTCGTGTATGTTTCCGCAAATCTCAATGCCATCAGCAACTTCCCACAAGTCCTCTGCGATGTTTTCCCATACATACAAGAACTTACCTTCTTCAAATTTAACAACGCCGTAGCACTCATTGTGTTCGTCCCAGCCTATATCCCCTTCAAAAATCTTCTTGCCGTTTTTGTCTTTTAAGCCTGTGTATTGCATAAGCACGACATCATCAAAGCTGTACCAGTCGACGCACAGCGTACATTTCGCATTACCACAACCGCTCACACCTACAGCTTCTGTTTCGTTAAAGCACAAATCCGTAACAGGAAGCATTTTCTTTTTTCTTTTTACAAACGCTCTAAATCCAATCGCTCTCATGCTTGTTCTTCCTCTCCTTTTACAATTAATTCAACTTGCACAATTTCGTAAAGCCAGTATGACACTTGCCTGTCATTAAAAGCTGTATGCGCTATAAAATAAGATTCAAACAATAACGCTTGCTCGCTGGAAGTGCGCTGTCTAAATTTTGAATAGCGTTTATCAGTTCCGTATACGAACTTTTTAGTCCGCTTATGCTGTATTGCATACATCAAGCATCATCCTCCGCTTCACCATCCACTGTAAATAATTCACGCACATATTCACTCATCAAATAAGCAATATCCATATCAGCTTTCGCTTCACTGTATGCCTTAGTTACAAGTTGTTTAATTGTTTCACGTAATAAGTCTTTTTCTTCTTCAACTATTCTTTGTGTTAAATTGTATGCTTTGCTGTTTTCATGGGGGGCAAACTTGTCATGATAGAAAACAGTAAAAGCGCTTAAGTTTTCGATAAGTTCACGTACTTTATTTTCAACACTAAATTCCAGACCTCTTTCTTCGATAATTTCATCCGTCACTTTGGTTACTGCATAATAGCACGCATTCGTGTAAATAATTTCAAGGTGCTTGTCTTGCATGTTATACACTTTAGATGTCACTGCTTCTAAAATCGTGTTTTTAATATCATCTTCACTGACATAATCCATTATGTTTATTTCCATATTTACTCCTCCTCTTCTTCAACAGGAACAGCAAACTGCCAATAACGTTCGTCAATTTCTCCTATTTCACCTTCTGTAAATTGTGTTTTAAAAATGTCATTTTGCACACTATTATTTAAAGACTTACACCCGTCACTTCGTACATTTAGATAACACTTATTACCATTATTAGCATCAACAAATTTCACATAATAAAGCGGTTCCTTCTCGACTTCGTAGCCGTCAAGCCATGCACGTGCTAATGTCTCTTGATTATCAGTTGATAAAATTAACCATCTGTTCATTTCACCATGCATATCTGTATTGACATAATCTAACAAACAAGCTAAATCGTATTCTCTTTGTTTACAGTGACTTATCCAATCAGCTACAAATTGCGGAACAACTATACGTTCTTGTTCTTCAACTTTTGCTACAGCTTTATCTGAAAATAACAAATCTACCGGAGAATCGCTTTGCTTAATAGACACCTCTTGTGTTCCAGGATAAACTCCATTTATTACTCCTACGCTTTTCTTATTTTTGTAAATAAATTCTACTCTGTCTCCTACTTTTAAATTCATGCTTGTCCCTCCTAAACCCATTGTATTCGTCTGTCTTCTAAAGCTGGAATGTTATAACAAATCCAGCAACAACCACGGTTAAACGATGTTGAATGTCCTAAAAACTTAATTCTTTTCTTAAATATCAATATCGCTAGTTTGTCGCTATATTGTTCGAATATATTTGCTCGTTTCTCAGTTTCGAGAGTCGAGAGCGGCAATAGTAAAGCAAATGACTTTATTTTCTTTTCGTCTATCAGTTGAAAACTACGCTCTATAATCCGATTCTGTTCAGAGAACGGTGGGTTGCTAATCATCAAGTCGCAGCCAGCTGGCGGTTCCGTTGTAAAGAAATCGTTTCCCACATCGTCAAATATGTGCGTCGCTTTATACTTAAGATTTAATTCATCTGCCCTAAGTTTGAACAAGCTGTCATAATGATTGAACGGAAACCACAAACTTTTAAACGACTCAATATCTATCAAGCTGTATATGTCTTCAACAACGTATCGCGGAGTTGCAACGTGGTCTTTATCTGTTTTTCTTAATTCATACATAGTCATAAATTCTTAATCTCTTCTAGCTTTTCAATCAGTTGTTCATGTGTTAATTTTCTAAGAACATCGTTTGTTACAGATGTGCTGTATTCCAGCTCCCAATTTTTGTCATTTATAAATTGAATAACCGCAAGTTCGACGCCAGGACCCATAAATTCTTTTATTACGCTAGCACCATAATCGTTATCAAATTTATAAATAGTTTGTTGAATTCCGAATTGGTCATTTTCTGCTTGCTCTAAAATGTGCTCGTTAATGTATTCTTTATACTCATTTGCGATTGTTTTCATTTGTGAGCCTCCATTCCTCAGTGTCGAAATCCATCGTCCCAGCAATCATCTACTATCATCGGATTTTCTACATTCATTCTCTATCACTCCTTGCCAGAAGCATTAATAGTAGTATCAAAGCAACAATCATTATTAATTCAGCCATTTAATATCAATCCACCGATTCCTACAACAAGCGCGATTAACACAGTCAAAGCTAAACAAACTAATGTATATCTATCTGATTTTTCAATATATTCATTTCCGTTTTCATCAATACTTATTAGCCCAAAAAATCGTAATAGCTTCATTTAAAACCCTCATTTCAAAAATATTTTAATCCACGCCGCTACAATATATGTGACTGATAATAATGCTCCGACTTGGAAACAAAACAGAAATACTAGTAGCTTACTTTCATGTTCATTTAAAAATTTTTTCATTCTCTTATCTCCACATCTGTGCTATAATTAATACAAATATTATTTCGTAACTCACAGTTTTAGTAAGCTCTAACTTACTATTTATAGCTGTGGGTTTTTCTTTTACCAATGTCGCTCAATCGAATTCGCAAATCTATGCTTGTACTTTGGTCTCTTCTTGTGTTTTATTTCGTAGTCTAAATGCCGAGATTGAAGCTCTGTGAGTAGATATTTACCTGTTGATCTAGGACTAAATCCCGGGTCATATTTTCGTATTTCGGCAAGTAATACTTCGGCTTCATCAATCATTTTCAGACCTCCTTATATACAAATTTTTTAATCAGCCAATCATTCGCTTTTACTGCATCAAATGCCCACGCTTCACGTTGATTCTTTGTAGCCCAATTGCTAAATTCTGCAAGCTCTGGAAAGTCTTTAATGTTATCTAACCACCACCCATAACTTCGTGGACTAGCTTGCGCAAAATCTTCTAACGTCCAAACTCCGTACAGGAAATTCACATGCCTGTTTTTATTTTTCACAGGACGACCCATTTTCTTATTCTCCTTTCTATTTTAATCAACATCTATTTCTAAAATTTCCGCAATTTCTTTTCTAACTTTCGATGCGTCTCTTTTGCCGTTTATGATGTCTGATAAATAAGGATTGCTAATACCTAACATTTTTGCTAAATCAGATTGTTTCATATTTATTGCTTTTAACTTTGCGTATACCGCAACAGCGAAACGCTGATGTTCTACTGACATGTTTTTGCTCCTTTCTTGTTTTGGTTTTCACGTGATATAATTATTTTTGATTGGAGGTGATTGCAGATGACTTTTTATGATTTTTTAATAACTTATTACCTTAGCGAAAATAGTCCTTTAGGCGATCTAGCTCATGATGTTCAACTAGATGGTAATTTCCCAACAGAAAGCAAAAGCGAAGATGAAATCAGGGATTATTTTTCTAATATTGGTACTCCTGGCTTCCAAGAGGCTTTAGATGAGGCGTTAAATTATTTTAGAAGACTATGACAATTCTTTTAACTTTGCTTAGGTCAATTTCCGGTGCTCCATACTTAGCTTTAATTTCATAATTTTTGTAAAGACCGACTTCAATTTGTTGAATGTTGGTTTTTTTTCTTTTTAAATATCTTTTGTTCACCTCTCCATCACTCCTTTCTATAATTTGTTTAATAATCTTATATGCTGTGCCGAGGCTTCTAGTCTATATTTTGGGTCAACATCTGAGAACATAATCTCTTCTAAGAAGTCCAATTGACGATTGTACCGCTCTTTCTTGTTCAATTTGACAGCAGGTTCTTTTAGTACGGTGATAGTACGTTTATCTCCTTGTCCCGAAACCTCAATATCCCCTCGTGATTTCAATTTTGAAATGGTTACTTTTGCATGATTCTCTTGTATTTCACAGAAATTAGCGATATCTGAATTGGTTGCTTTAGGGTTTTCCATTAAGTAAAATATGATTTTATCGTTTAAAGTCATTATTGTTATCCTTTCTTGTTTAGTTTTTCACGTGTTATAATTTATCGTGAAAGCGAGGTGATAAAATGGATATGATATTAAAAATCTGCATTGCGGATGGAACAAGTATAGTAATAGATGGTTTTGACATTATTTAAATGTATACTTCCATTCCAAATGTAGAAGTTGAGCACAGTGGATACAGTTGGCGAGAAAACTATTATTATGATTTGTTGAATTATTTAAATGAATATAAATATTTAAGCATCAAACGACACGATTGTAATGATGAATTAAAATATAGAAACCATGATTATACTTTTCAAAATGGAGATTTTAAACACAACACACCATTGTTTTTAAAAACCTCAAATATCATCACAATAATAGACATGTATGATTGATTGTCGTATTGGCGGACAGATTGTTAGTCCGCTTTTTTATTTATAGAGATGTGCCAACTTCTCTTCAGATATGTGCTTTGCACGTTACTTAGTAGTTCAATAACTTCATATGCATTCAACTCACTTTTGATAAGAATTCCCATTATTTTGGAAATTGTTTGTTCGTTATTTTCTTCCATTTGTCCATCACCTCCCCATCACTCCTTTCTATCTTATTAGCTAATTATTTAGCATATTGTTGACAAATACTAATATATTTGTTAGTATATATCCATAGTTAAACAAGCCTTATCAAAAGCCATTAGTCGTTGGGGAACGATATTTTATGGGGTTATTTGTTGTCTCGTTTAGCTAAATAATTAGCTTATGGATATATAATACTAATAAATGTTTTAGTTGTCAATAGATTTACTAATATTTTTATTAGATTTTATATCTAAGTTAAGGAGAATCGTTGGCATGACTTTGTTAGAAGTGATAAAAAAACTTTGTAAAAAAAGAGGAATAAGCGTTACTATGTTAGAAAATGAATTAGAACTTCCCGATAATACAATATATCAATGGAAAAATAGAACTCCAAGCGTGGATAGATTACAAGTAGTTGCTGATTACTTTAATGTATCTGTGGACTATTTATTAGGGCGTACTGACAATCCGCAAATTGGCAAAGACATCACAGAAGAAGCTGTAACACTAGCCGCGCATATTGATCCATCCGCAACAGAAGAAGATATGAAAAAAATTCTTGAATATATTGATTTTATTCAGCAAAAATATAAATAAGAAATGAGATGAACACATGTGGTTAGATAAATACAGAGAGCAATATCCTGAGCTGACTATCATTGAAGATAAGAACATGGAGCAGGTTCACAAAGGATTATACTATAATAGTAGAATATTCGTAAATCCTCAACAAAATGATATTGAAATGCGCTGTACATTAGCAGAGGAAGTTGGACATCATCATTTGACTGTTGGTAATATTATTAAACAAGAAACAGTTAATGATAGAAAACAGGAAAATCTTGCTAGAAATTGGGGCTATGAGTCACTAGTACCTTTGCGAAAAATAATTGATTCTTATTATGAAGGTTGCACAGAATACTATGAAGTTGCAGATTTTTTAGAAGTCACAGAAGAGTTTTTAAAACATTCTATCGAGTATTATAAAAGTAAGCATGGGAACGTTGTAGAATGCAATGGGTATATAGTTATTTTCAGGAGTAGTATTCAGATTGTAGCCTGTTAGGCACTCATGCTATAAGTTTTAGATAAAATTAAATAAAGGGAGAGAATGAAAATGTGGAGTTTTGGATTATTATTTTTAGCCAGTTTGATAGTTAGTATAGTTTTCTTTGTATTAGCAATTAAGAAAAATGATAGATCAAAAAAATTAATGAAAGGTATAACTTTTTTAGCCATTAGTTATACTTTATGGCTTTTCGTTGCAGATATCTCTGACAGTAATTTTTTCATAATATTTTCTTTTTGGATCATCGCAATGGCATTGATTTATATATTTTTATTACTATTGTCTGGAAAAATGAATTTTAAAAAGTATCAACATATATCTAAGTTAGCTGTCATCCCCTTATCGTTTTTATTCTTTTTAGGTGGCGTTTTTATTGCTACTAATACTGATGCCCCAAAAAAAGAAACTCCTAAAAAACAAGAGGCTTCCTCAAATACAAATTATTACGGAGAAAATAAGGATACAAACTATGATGATGTAAACGACACTAGTTCTGCAAGTGATGAAGATTTCGAAAAAAGCCTTCCAACATTAAACAAAAAAAACAATATAAATGCCATAGAAGATATGCAAAATAGCATAAGAAATACTTTAATTCCATCTATCAATAATGATATTAAAAATGATGATAGCAGTAATTTAAAACAAGAGTTAACTGTAATTAGTAATTTAAGTGACGAAAGTTCTGAACATTCGAGCTCAATGCTTAGCGACGTTAAGTCTGATAAATATTCTGACGCAGCATATGATTATTGGAAAGAAGCAATAACTACTCTCGCATCAATTGAAGATTACGTAAACGAGCAACTCGATGGTGCCAAAGATATTGATTACTATTATAACCAGTTCGAGATTGCATTGGAATCCTTGGATGATAGCTATACGAATGCAATTAAAACATTAACAAACTAAAAAAACGCCCTCCCCGCAAGAGATAAGCGTTTTAAATACACACATAGAGTATGCAAATATATTTTAACATAGTTTGCTGTACCCTTCAAAAGAACATATGTTCCAAAAATAAACAGGTGGTGGTATTAATGAAGATAAAAAAATTAACAAACGGAAAATACGCCGTTCGTTTGCGCATAAAAGTCGACGGTGAATGGAAAGAAAAGCGTTTGACAGATACAAGTGAAACAAACTTAATGTATAAAGCATCTAAACTCTTAAAACAAGTTCAGCATGATAGTAGTTCGTTAAAAGAATGGAACTTCAAAGATTTTTATACACTATTCATGAAAACTTTTAAAGATGGAAAAAGCAGTCAATCTACAATTAATTTATATGATCTTGCTTATAATCAGTTCGTTGATTATTTCGATGAAAAAATTAAACTTAATTCGATTGATGCTGTGCAGTATCAACAATTTATTAATCATTTATCTGTAGACTATGCAATATCCACTGTAGACACCCGGCACCGCAAAATTAGAGCGATTTTTAATAAAGCTGTCCATCTAGGCTACATGAAGAAAAACCCAGCCATAGGCGCTCATATAAGCGGGCATGATGTGGCAAAAACAAAAGCACAATTTATGGAAACGGACAAAGTTCATTTATTATTAGAAGAACTTGCAAAATTTCATTCTATATCACGAGCAGTTATCTTTTTAGCAGTACAGACAGGTATGAGGTTCGAAGAAATTATTGCACTAACAAAGAAAGATATTAATTTCAATAAACGTTCTATAACAGTCAATAAAGCCTGGGATTACAAGTATACTAATACATTCATTGATACTAAAACGAAAAAATCACGTGTGATTTATATTGATAACTCCACCGTTCAATATTTCCAGTCTTATCTTACATGGCATACTGATTATATGAAAGAACATGATATACAGAATCCGTTGATGTTATTATTCATCACTTACCACAATAAGCCCATTGACAACGCGTCATGTAATAAAGCTTTGAAGAAGATATGTAATACAATTAATTCTGAACCGGTGACATTACACAAGCTACGACATACGCATACCGGCTTATGTGTAGAAGCTGGTATGGATATAATATATGTCGCGGATAGGCTTGGTCATGATGATATTAATACAACATTAAAATACTATAGTCATCTAAGTTCTAATTTGCGTCAACATAATCAGTCTAAAGTAGATGCTTTTTTCACACTAAAAATAGACGAAAACACCACAAATTTTGCCACAAATGCCACAAAAACGACGGAATAA